TATAGTAACGCATCAGTGTATAGATGATCAGCGACTTCCCAGACGCAGTAGGAGACAGCAGGAGACATCTCTTGGTGTTTAATGCGTGTTGGATAGCATTCACTTGATGTAAGTGTGGTTTAATTGCTTTATTATTTGCTACGATGGACAGGGAGTCGATAAACTCCGTAACGTCGCTCTGAGAGAACTCTGACGACGGTAGAGAGTCCTTCAGCGTTTCCTCTAACTGGATACTATATTTTCTATCCTTAGCGAACTGAATGACGTAATCCAGTAAGCCTCGATAGATAGTCTGCTTGTATAGGTTGAATAACTTGATAGTGCCGTCCCACTGCTTCTTCTTGTAAGCGGGACTGAACTCGTGATTTGGCACCTTGAACGTGAAGAAGTCAGATAACTCTTTTGCTATCCACCTCTCACAATCCAATTTTACATATACGGAATCTAAATGTAGAACAGAAATATCACTCATACACTATATGTATGAGTTATCCGCCGTTAGAAAACTTAGCCCAGTCGATTGCAGATCGAATATACCACTGTCGGTTGTTGATGATCTTTACTACACCTTCGAGGTACTTGACCTTTTCTTCCTGTAGGGCAAGACGATGGGACTGAATGATTAGTTCACGATCCGATTCGATAAACTGATCAGTATCAGCACGAAGAACATTGAGAGGAAATGGCTCCCAGTTCCTCTGCTTCAGTTCGTCATCTCCCATCTTACCAGTGTAGTATAGCCACTTATCTTTACGAAGTGTCTTATACTCCGCCTGCATCTTCTTATACAACAACGTCTCATCCGTGAATAGGATAAGATACTTGTTGTGAAGTTGGGGTGTTTTGATAGACTCGATATCCAGTTCGGTTCGATCCATCTCTAGGTCTTTGCTGACCATCTCACGAATATCATTCAGGTTCATACTGTAGAGAAGTCCATACTATTAAACTTAAACTGACTAGATACTATTATAGGGTCTGGATCAGTAGTTGTCAAATCAAAGTTAATAGAATCAATACTTATTGGAAACATTTTTTGAAATGCTACTTTGATATTAGGCCTATAAGAGTTATTAAGAATTATTAGAGATCCATCTTCGTATGGGGTAAGATCATCTACTGGTAGGTTGTCTTTAGGCACTTCACCACGAATCCAGTTAAATATCTCTAGATAGTTTTTAAGATCTTCATCGACAATAAAAGATAAAGATAGTTCACCATAAGTTATTCTACCTCCTGTATTATAAACAGGCTCTGCGTATGTTGATTTGATTTCTGGATAGTCAACAGTTGTATCGGGAATATTGGCTTGTTGGATATAGAAATTAGTATTAGGAATCTTGTTCAATGTGAACTCGAAACTATTACTCTTTAGATAATTTACTGCGTCGGGTGCATTTCCTGACATAATATTCTCCCAATAAAGTATGTATATAAAAAAACACAGCCCCCCGTGAGGGAGGCTGTGCTTTATGCTACCTTGAGATTAAACTCAGGCGGTGGCGTTACCCTGACCATGAAGGTTAACGACTTGGAAGATACGGTAGTACTGGTTGATACCAGTGGTCTCAATGTTGTTGGTACTTGCAGTTCCAACGAAGGGGTTGGTGACCATTCCGTAGCGGGTCTTGAACCCGATACGAGGCTGGAAGGTATCCTCACCGACCGCACGGACCATCTGTAGTGGAACGTAGGGGCAGTAGAACATACCAGCATCGTAAGGTGAAGTACCTCTGTAACCAACACAGACGAAGTTACGAGTACCAGCGTAGGGATCGATGTAGACCTTCATCTTACCGTTAAGAACACCAGCGAAGGTGCTAGCAGTATCGTCAACGTTGAGGCTGACGTTTAGTGCTGGTGAGATGTTGAGGAATCCACCCATTGCGAGGGCTGAAGCAACGTCGGAAGAGACGATGCAGAAGTTACCCTTACCGCGTCGAGTTTCCTTAGCGATTACGTTGGCTTCACGCTCTAACTGGAACATGAGTCCACGGAAGCGTTCGGCACTCCAACGACCATCAGCATCTCTGTTGATGTCGTAGATACCACCAGTTGTACCCTCACGCTGGTGAGGTACAACTAAGACACCATCAGTAGTGATACCAGCAAGGGCCTTGGTTCCAGAGAAGGTAAGGTCACCCTGTAGAGCGCCAAGTTTAGCATTGTTGTAGATCTTACGAATGACTTCGCGGTTGATCTCAGCAAGGATTTCAGTGGAGAGGATGTTAGAGAGTTCAGTCTCTGCATCAAGTCCGTGAACAGCCTTGAGATCCTGTGCGAGTTCAGTGGTGTACTGAGCCTTGAGGGCACGAGTCTTTGCTTCAACAGCAACTCGCTCGATGGTGAATCCCATTTCGCGGAATGCTTGGGCGTTTCCTTCACCAAGACGCTCGGAGTTGGCGACAAGCATACCAGGCGACTGAGCGGCTGAGTTAGCAGCAGTACCAGAACCGAAGGGATCGGTGCTGATCAAGGCGGCTGAAGTGAAGTTACCACCAGATGCACCTGCACGGGTGTCGGGCTCTTGGAAGAGACCCTCTTTACCGAAGGTTGCAGCACCACCAGCACTAATATCAGCATACTTGGTACGCATTGCGAAGATCAAGCCAGTGGGAGCAGACATGGGCTGCACACCACAAACGTCGTATGCCATTAGGTTGGGCATAGCACGACGAACGAGGCTGATGAGAACGGGATCAAAACCAGCATAGTTGCTGGAGTTACCTGAGACAGCACCGCCACCGAGGTTACCACCAAGAGCGTTCATGGGGGTTTCGGTTAGGTTCTGCTCACGAAGAGCCTTCTCTTCGTTTTCGAGAAGGACAGCGGTGACCTTTCTCTTATAGGAGTCTTGAATTGGCTCAAGATCCTTATGTTCTAGAATGGGAGTCCACTTTTCTTCAAGTGAATCCATTGGTGTGATGTTATCGAAATCCATTTTGACTTCTCCTTTGTGAGTTTATTTGATTCAGCGGGATCTAGCGATTGCGTTTGCGTAACCTTCCATAATCGAGTTGCTCTCGGTTACGACAGGTGTTCCTTCGTTGTTGTCGTCAGCGATTTCTTCGCCTTCAACGCCATTGAAGTATGATTCTTTGACAATGTGAAGTTTTTCAGCATACTCCTCGATGTCTGCGTGTTCGATACCTTCAGAGAGGGTCTTAAACTTCTCGACTTCAGTATCGACAAGTCCCTCGCACATATCGTTGAACACGATCGCACGTTGGAACCCGAGTAGTTCTTCGGCGAGATCCATGGTTGTCTGGATTTCGTCATTGAGTCTAGTTACGAGATCCTCGTTCTCTTCAGCGAGTTCGTCAACAAGGTCAACCTTGGTCTCTGGAACTTCGATGTAATGATCGTGGAATAACTGGTGGAGTCCATTCATAAAGGACTCACTAACTTCGGTACGAATGCCCTGCTCGACAGAGAGTTCATTCTCTTGTAGCCAAGTCTGGACTGCGTAATCAAGATACTCATCAATCTTGTTGGTGAGTTCTTCGGTAACTTCAGCAACTTCCTCGGCGAGAGCAACGTTATATGCCTCTTCGAGTTCAGCGACTTCAGTCGAGACCTTCTCAGCAATAGCAGCCTCGAAGATGGTGATTGCCTTTACCTTAAAATCTTCGGTAAGATCTTCACCATCAAAGAGAACGCTTAGATCCTCAGTGACTCCGCCACCAGCCTGGTTTCCACCAGCGGGGACGACTTCAGGAACCTTACCAGCCTTAGCCGCAGAGGGCTTGGCATCGATGGTCTTCTTGTTCTTCTTTGCGTTGTTTGGACCCTCATCGGTGTGAACCTCATCACCCTTGCCGGTGGTGTCCTTGTTATATGTTTCTGAGTCAAGAACGGGCTTCTCTTCGTCGATCTTTTCGATCTTCTCAAGAATGGTTCTTGCTGTGTCTACGGGATTCTGGCTCATGAAAGGGACTCCTTTTTATTCGTTGCTAGCGCCATTATTTATACTTTTCCAAGTTTTGACATGAAGGAAGCGTATACTTCCATTAGTTTA